TAAGATTTCTCTCCACGAGTGGCAAGAGTTATCGACGAATGGTGTTTTCAAATTTAAAAATCTGAAGGCTACTTCCACGGAGCATATAAAAAATACTGGTTGGAAGAGGGACAGTCTTAAACAGAGAAAGAGTGTATTGAACTTAAAAACTCCCAACGAGGTGTAAGTAAGATGCTTCTTCTCAAACCATTTACGTATATCAGGAATAGAATGAGGGTAAAAATGAGTGCATTCACTGAGCACCCACCACCCCCAACTAAAATTAAAAAGGACAGGGAGTTTGGAAGTTATTGTGTCAAGGTGACGGTTGAATCAATTGATACGAATGGTTCTATAGACAAGGTTTTCATCGGATACAGTGAGAATATGAACATCACGATGAAAACTGAGTTTGCGTGTGAAAGATTTAAAACAAATGGACATAAGTGTGGTGAACCCGTGATGACTATTAGGGGTGGAAAATGTGATGAAGTTATTATGATGAAAGATAAGTTTGGATCAATTACTCGTGTTCAGTAATCGGGTTAAATTATATTTGTATATACTATATAATGGCGAACGGCGAAAAAAGACTTGTCGTAGTGACTTTGATTATGTTTATAGGCTTACTTCTTTATACATTATGGATGATATTACAAACATCAAGAGAGGCTGACGGTGACCAGCCCGATAAAAAGTCAGGGAAAAATATGAAAGTTGATCTTACACCAATCGATGTACCACCTCAGGAACCTTCGGCATAAGACTCCTCTGTGATATCCACATTTACGGGTGGCGCATTCTCCACTATCTCAAGTTCGTACCTATTCTGTACGACTTTAGATGGCGTTACAATAACTATTCGGCACACTTTTGTTGTCAAAATATTTTGAGGCGGAACTACTACCGGTTTACATAGTAAAGAATACATTTATATATCCGAATAAAATGTTTTCCACCCCTTCATCATGATGTCGCTTTCTTCGCACCATGGATATACCTCTTCACCAACAAAATTTATCGCCCGAATACCATTATCTAAACACTCGTCGCAAATTGCTTTATTGTCATCGATAATCATACCCAAGTTTAAAGCTCTGCATATATCGACTTTCTTCATTTCGTGGGGTGTATAACTATTTGTGAGTATCACATCGTTAAAGATTCCTGGAAAATACGTTTCTATCCAAGTTTCTGTTTGTTCTCTAGCCACGTCTTGACGTCCAGTGACGACATACATTTTTTGACTTCTTTGACGAAGCCACTTCATGGCGTTTTGTGATCCCGTTATTGGTTTGAGATTACGAAATGCTGGAGAGTTGTAAAACTCTTTGACAAACTCCTGCGACTCTTCTTCTGTTATATCGAAAATTTCACGGTAGATGTAGTTGTATTTTTCTTTCTTTGGTTTTCCGAGTCTTCTAGATCTAGCCATGGGATACAAAAAATGAACGAGAACTTCGTCTACATCAATTGCGATACGAGCCATTTATGTATTACAATATTATTCATAGTCTCTAATTACCACACCAACGGGGAATCTCGGTACACCCAAATCAGTTAAGTTTTGAAACCTCACGGTGAGCATTTTACCCATGTACTTCTTCCTGTCCCTGTATTGCCGTTCTCTCTGTTTGATCGTGCCTTCTGGTCTTACAGTAAATTCCCGACCATCCGTCAATTTACATACCCAAACGACGGCATCGGCGTCCCTCCCATGCCCCGTCTTGGCTCCTACAATTTCGTATTCCTCTGTTTGAAATTTCTTGAATTTGAGGAGGTAGTTGCTCCTCTTACCAACTTCGTAGGTACTGGATGCATCCCTAATCATGATACCCTCGTAGCCCTGATCCACAAAGTGGTTGTGCCACTTTTCCACATCTGACTTCTTCTTGAGGAGTTTGGTCTCGACACTGACACAGTCCATCCTCTCCTCAAAGGTGAGTTCGGGGCGTTCCAAGTCAAAGTAATCAAAGATGTAGAAATTCAACTTTGTTGGATTGGTCTTGAACATGCTCGTGATTTCCTCAAACGTCATGATGGGTGAATAGCATTCTCCATCTAAGAACTCTCCCTCCCTCAGTCCATCACTGAGATGATCGAGACCCTCAACACGCTTACCAGTTCGGGAAAAGCAACCGTCTTTGGAAACGAGGAGGCGGACCCCATCCAATTTGGGTTGAACGTAGAAGGGGGTGGAGATATACTTGTGGCGTTCCTCCCACTTGTTGGCCAACATGGGCATCACTTGAACACCCTTGATGTGCTCATTGTTCCACATGGTCTGAGCACGGGCACACGCCTTTTCGTAACCAGTCTTGACGTTGGTTCTGGAAACTGCAACCTTTTCAGTTCCAACCATACCGGTGCTCTTTACGATGTCAGCGGTTCCATCTCCCAGGTCCTCAACGTGAATGTCGGTGAATCTCTCGCGACCGTTTTTGTCTTTTCTGATAAGTCGTTCCATTGTAGTCATATTTAATTTCTCAACTTTAATTAGATGTCTGAAATACCAGTTGTAAATTATGGTAGAATGGAACGACTTAGGCCTCCAGAATTCACATCTGTCCCTATGAATGTGAATACATTTTGTATCGTTTTTATAGTTTTATGTATTTTAGGTCTATATAATCGTTCTGTGACTATTAGTCAACGCAATCAACAATCTTATATTTGAGACACTTACTTGGGGTGAGGTACAGATCCTTCCTCATGAGACGCTTAAATTTCTTTTCAGGGATTTCAGTCTTGGAGAGATACATCTTCTTGATTCTCTTCATGAACTTTTCAGACGACTTGAGTTCGTGTTTGAGTTCTTGGAAGTTACCCCAGAATTCCGTGGAAATTTGGTGAATGAGGATATAGGCGTCCTTACCCATTCGTTTCTCCGAACCACCAAGTAAGACAAAAGTTGCCGCACTACAGCACGATCCCTGTGCGATAGTGATGATCTTTACACGGGAACTTTCTAAAATATTCATGATGTTGAATCCCGAAAAGATGTCACCACCTTCACTCATGATGTGGACACGGATCTCTGGTTCATATCCGATAAGTTCAGCCTTTTTTTTGAGAAGTTCTATTTCAAGTTTCTTGAAGTTCTCAACGAATTCTAAAGTATTGTCTCGGTCGATAGTTCCGTAAAAGAAAATCTCATTCCCCACAACTCGAACACACTCTTCGGCTTCAGTTTCTGTTTCATCTTCGTTCGTATGCATTCTTCAGTGCCTTCTTTATTCTTGTAACGTCTCTAGATTTTAAGCCATTTCCAACTGCGAGGTGATTCATGACATCGAAATCTTGTGGACTGATTTTATAATTAAGGAGGGTCTCCAAGTTTCCTTTCTCGGCGTACAACTTTAATAAACACAATTCATCAACTCCCAAACCACCCATCGATTTTTTATAAATTTCATTGACCTTTTGTTTTCTCATCTTGTAGTTTCCGTGTTTGGTCCAACAACTTCCCGGTCTAATCTTTTCCCTTTTAAGGGGTTCACCCAAAGAATGTTTGGGTATTGTTAAGGCGTGGAGAACGAAGTATGGCATGAGGTTCCAGTTTCCGGATGAGTAAATGTAAGTATCGAAATAATCTGCATTTGAAAATGAGTGAGATGCTGTCACTACATCTACGTTACTAGAATCTAGATAGTTTTCTTGAAATATATCCCACATGTGACCATGTTCACTTATACTGTCATATATTTGAATCGGTTTGGGATCACATAATATATCAGTTATGAATTCTTTGGGTGTTTGAAATACATCCATTTCGTCGTAGCCTTCCAGGTATGTGAAAAAATTTCGAATATTTCCCTGCGATCTCACAGCTGCGTCGTAAGCTTTGGTGTTTGATTCATCTGTCAATTTCATCAAAATTTCGGGTTTATGTTTTGGAATAAACACAGTCTCGAAGTTTGGAAACATACACATATTTGTTGTCGTTACGATGAGACATCCACGTGTTACCGGTACACCATCAGAAACTTGTTCTATGATTGGTTTAAATATTGGGTCATAATTATCAATGTATGCATGTTGGGAGGTAGTCTTTATAAACGACAGAACATATGTTTTACATTTTAGATGTTCAGTTTGTAATTCTATATGACGGGTGTCTCGTAAAACTTCTTTAAGAATATAGGTTTTACCAACACCCGATGCTCCACATATGAACACATTTTTACCGTTATTAATGTGCTTACGTACCAGGTCTATATATTTTTGATGAATCGTTGTTAAAGGCGTGTTATTTTTTTGTGATACTACCTTAATGAAAGACTCCATTGATGAACTTACTAATGAAGCAATAGATTTGGTGCTTGAAAATAGCGCACTTCATAAACGTATCGTAGAACCTTTAAAAAGAAAAATTGTACCATATGTTGTATGTAGTTTAATGACCAATTTGATCATGATTATTATTCTGTTCTACCTTGCTCGACGTCTGTCTCTTCTTCAGCCCCCCCCTCGGTAGATTCTTCATCTTCATCTTCATCTTCATCTTCATCTAAAGAGGGTCCGAAAAATCCAGCGGGTGGGGGTTCATCCTTTTTCGATAAGAATTTACCTATCTTCTCGAGAGGGGTCCCGGCAGTCATTGCCTCAATAGGATCTATCGTCCTCGGTAAAGTGAGTAGTGGAATTGAACGCACGTTGAGAATCTCCGGTTTGGTAAATACACTGTCTAGGGGATATTCATCTTCAAACTGCTTCAAGACAGACTTGGGCACCGAGGGTGACTGCTCTAACAAACGATCATATTCCGTCTTACATTCACCAACGAAATCTAAACCCTCTTTGCTACGCTCTCCCCTGTCTAGGGCTAACATAAGACGGATGTTCCTAGAAAGCATACCGAAAGCTAACGCAGCTGTTCTATGGTTTTCCATGAGTTCATTAATTTTGAGGAATTGGGATATAGTCGCTATGAGCCCCGCTGTTAGGTTTAAACCACCAATTATAGAGGGAGCAAACGACTGCACGTTCTCTGGAAAGGTACCCTGGGCGAAATTCGCGGTTCCAGTTATAGTAGAAAGTATAATAACTGGTAAAGTGAACCGAATACTGGAACGTCGGTAAATGAAAAATGCGCGATGATGCATATACCTGTAACACGCAGAGGCCTCACCCCACTGTTTGAGTATATTTTCGTGACCATCTGTCCATGACAGACGCATCTCTTCACGGGAAATCTTTTTTTCTTCCGTCATTATATAATAGATGAATATAATTTTCCTGATTCATCTAATTTTTTTAATCGGTATATTAGTTATTCCATTTACAAATAATAAAAGATATCTCCACTTTTATTCAATTCTCATACCATTTCTATTTTATCATTGGTCGGTGAATGATGATACATGTGCAATGACACAGGCAGAAATGTACTTTACGGGGAAGGATAAAGATGAAACATTTATGCACAGATTGGTGAGTCCGATATACAAGATGGAAGAGAATGATGTCAATAAATGTACAAAAACACTGTTTTTTGTTCTATGGGGAATCGTACAATATAGATTGGGGTATTTAAATATAATATTTGAAGATTTCAAACAATTAAAGAAACGCAGTTAGTATAATATACTATGGAAAGTAAAATCTACAACGAGATATCCAGACTCGTGAGGATGCGTGAACTTTGTCACGAAACCTATCTAGTAAATTTGGAAGATGTTCAAGAAAAAATTGAAAAGGTTGATAACCAAATTAAACAGACTGAGTCTACTGTAAAGATTGAAATACTAGAAAGGCAGCGAACCCTTTACAATAAAGAGATTAGAAAACTCGACAATTCGATGGAGAAAACCACCGATACATTAAACCAAAAAATTAACATACTTCAAGTTGAGCTAAATAATATACAGAAGGAAAGGGAATCATTTGAATACAACATTGAAAAAATCAGAAATGGTATAGAAAATGAAAATACTGGTGATGTTTTCATCATGTTTTCCAACGTCCTCAACGCACTAGAAATTCTCAAGAAGGAGAGAAACGAAAACGATCAAAAAAGTGAACACTCGTCTTAAAATTGTAATACAAAAGCATACAGTACGCATCAGCTATGTCATGTTTTCTCTCATATGGAATCGTATCTAAATCTATATACTTCCCCATTTTGACAAGAACGCGCTCCTTCCTCTCTTCGTAGTTTAGATGACCCATCCCGAAGTGTGCGTGTATTGTCAGGGGTGAAATCAGTAGAACCTTATCTTTGAACATATAGTGTAGTAGAATCTCGATATTCGTGAAGCCTTGGGGTGGCTGTCTCTCTATAAGGATCCGATCGGCCTTGTCGAACACGTCTTTATGGTCATCTACAAATAAAGGAACTAAGTCAACAAAGTCATTACTGTAAATGTATTTGTAGTCTTCTAAACTTACCTTTTTCATGTACTCAACTTTAATCACC